TCTGGGTGCCCACCCCGCCCCAACAGGCGTTCCTGGAGTGGAAGGGAGCCGAGTGTTGGTTCATCGGGGCCAACCGGACGGGGAAGTCCGACGTGCTGGGCGCCAGCATCGCGTCCCTGGCGCGCAACGGCAACCTCGATCCCCGTCCGTCGTATTGCGCTGGTGGTAGCATCGTGGTGTACGACCGCTCCGCAGCAATCTGGTGCGTCTCCTTGACGTTTGCGCAGTCGCGGGAGGTCATGCAGCCGAAGATCTTCGACAACGGAGAGGTCCCTCCCGGGCAGCCACATGCGCCGTTCATCCCGAACTACGACCTGAAGGACGGCGACCCGTCCAAGGCGTACAACAAGACCGAGCACGTCCTGAAGCTGAAGAACGGAAGCTTCATCGGATTCAAGGCCGCCGAGCAGGGACAGCTGGCCTTGCAGGGCAGCGCCAAGGACCTGATCGGGTTCGACGAAGCCCCACCCAAGATCGTGTACAACGAGTGTGTGGCGCGTGTCGAGGCGGGCCGGAAGCTGTACATTCGCGGGGCGTGCACGCTCCTCCCACCCGATGGAGTGACTGGAGGCATCTCGTGGTTGTACACCGACAAAATCAAACCCTGGTTGGCTGGCGTACGGCCAAACTTTCTGCACCTCCAGAAGGCCAGCATCTACGAAAACCCGCACATCCCGAAGGAAGACATCGAACGCCTGGAGGCTATGTACCCGCCAGGGAGTATCGACCGCGAGATTCGGCTCAACGGCGCATGGCTGCCGCAGATCATGGGCCAGCTTGCGTACTCAGGATTCAGAGCTGGGATCCACGTCAACCCGCTGCTCAGCCGGAAGGACATCTCCTTCCGCCACCCACTCCTTCTGTGCTTCGACTCCAACGTCACTCCGTGCTCTGCTGTCATCGCCCAGCAACAGGGCCGCGTGTACAGGGTGCTGGATGAGGTGGTTGTGTCCACTGGTGGCATCCCTGCCCTCGGGCGGGAGTTCCGACGCCGGTATCCGTTGCATGGGGCAGAGCTGTTGATCTACGGCGACGCCATGGGGCTCAAGCGCAGCGCGCAGACGACCAAGAGCGACTACGACATCCTCTGCGCGGAGCTGGAGGGGCTGCCGTACCCGTACAGCCTCATGCTCCCGGCAACGAACCCACCAGAGCGTGAACGCATCAACGCCACGAACTTCCTCTTCCGTGGCCCCGGGGGCGAGGTGCGCTTCGAAGTCAGCCCGGACTGCATCAACCTGATCGAAGACTACGAGACGGTGCAACTGAACAAGTTCGGTGGGATCTTGAAGTCCCACGACCCCGCGGACCCGTATTACCAGCGCACACACACCAGTGACGCCTTCGGATACTGCATAGTGCAGCGCGAGCCGGTCGGCAGTGTCGAGGCCATCCGTCAGCAGGGCGGGGCCTTCCCGCTCACAATCCCTTCGCCAGCTTACCGGTGGTAGGGTGGTAGACTGGAAGTAGAGATGCTTGCTCCAGCTGCTCCGCCTGTGCCCGCTACGCCAAACTCGTTCATGCGTGGCGGGCCAGGCGTGACCCCCGTCTCGACCGGACCCAGCGACGACGAAGCGACGATCGTTCGATCGGTTGCCTCGTGCAAGAGTCGCTCCTCCACGGTGCGTCGGCCGCGACGGGACCAGAACAAGAAGAACTGGGACTTCTGGAATGGCATCCAGAACTGGTCGCACAAGCAGGTGGGCCAAGCACGCATCTTCCTCCCCGACCTTCCCGTCAGCATTCAGCAGACGGCCGCCGCCATCGAGAACCAACTGGTGAACTTCCAGAACTGGTTCTCCGTCGAGACCCTTGGTGGCCTGAGCATGTTCGACGGCGATACCCTGCGTCTCGTGATGCAGCACCTCCTGGAACGCCTCGACGCACCGGGCAACCAGGTGGAGACCGCGTACAAGTTCCCCACCTGTCTCGCCGACGCGCTCATCATGGGCATCCTTGAAAGCGAGATCGTGCTCAAGGTGTACGGAGCGGACTCCGAGCGCTCGGTGTACATGCTGGAGTCCAGCACGGACGCGAACGAGGAGGACCCTGGTGGCTCGTTGGGAGCCGGCGAAGAGCCGAACCCCGAGGACGAGGAGCACCCGCAGCCGAAGCGCATCTACGAACGGCTCACGCAGCTGATCCGCAAGGCTGTCCTCCGCACGTTCCGCCTCGGCATCGACATCATCCCGTACGAGGACTTCTTCCCTGATCCGTCCCCGCTGTCGCGATGGGCGATCCATTCGACCATCCGACACGTCGAAGAGCTGCGCAACAACCCCGACTACGACCCGGCCGTGATCGACGCCCTGATCCATGGCGCGAACATCATCGAGCAGGAGCGAGACAAGTCGCGGCGCATGGGAGGAGTCTCCTCCTACGAACTGACGCGCGATCCCAAGCAGGTGGTGGTGGATGAGTTTTGGGGGGACCTCGACGAGGACGGCGGGAAGGGTGAGGTGCTCGCGCTGAACTCGCTCATCACCGTCGCGAACGGCCGCCTGCTTCGCAAGCCCACGAAGAACCCCAACTGGCACGGCTTCCTTCCCTTCGTGCGCGGGGCCCTCGTGCGCACGCCCCTCAGCCCGATCCACAAGGCGGTGGTGGACCATGCCATCCCTGTTGCGGAAGCCGAGAATGAAGTCACGTCCCTCCTGGTGGATGGTGGCGCGCAGGCAGTGTGGGGTACGCGGCAGATTCGTCCGGAGTACCTCCAGAACCCAGGCAGTGTGGCCAAGGGCGTACCCGCCGGGTTCACCGCCGTCATCCGCAAAGGTGTTCCGCCAGAGGCGAAGTTCCTTGAGCGAGTCGACCTCGGCAGCGAGGTCCCACAGTACACGGTGGAAGTGGCCAACCGGCTCGGACGCGCCCGCCAGACGGCGACGTATACGCAGGACCTCCGTGTTGGTCAGCTTCCGCCGCGACAGGTGAAGGCCACCGAGATCGTCGAGGCACAGGACGCCAGTGACAGCCTCTTCGAAAACATCGCCATCCGCATCGAAGAGACGATCATCGAGCCCATGCTGCAGCTGGCCTGGCTCACGGCCTGGCAGCACATGGACGACTTCAGTGCTCCCGAGCTGGTGCAGATTCTTGGCGAGCAGCGGTCGCTGATTCTGCAACAACTCACCAAGGAAGAGCGCTTCTACCTCATGGCCAACAACGTCAAGTTCAAGGTCAGAGGGCTGCGCAACCTGCTGAGCCGCATCCACGACTACCAGAAGATCACCACCTTGCTCACCACCATCACCACGTCGCCGATGGTGGGGATGATCTGGAACGCCAAGTACGACACGGCCAAGCTGTTGGAGAAGATGGTCCGTAGCGTGAACATCGACCCGACCGAGCTGGAGTACCGACCTGGTGAGGTCCCCATGGTGCCGAACACGATGATCATGCAGCCAGGCCAGCAAATGGCTCCCGGGCCGAAGCAGGCGATGGGTGGCGTCGAGGCTGGCTTTGCCCCACCGAACCCGATGGGGATGCGAGGAACACAAGTGTGAGCCACATGACCGTGCAGCGTATCGAGTTCTACCACTGCCCACCAGAGGGGCCACCGTCATGTCGAATTCACTGCACACACCTTGACGGGACAACGTCAGAGATCACCGTGCAGTATCACCCAACTGGACCTGGACCCCTCCATGGCCTGTGGACAGCAGCCACAGTCGCTGTGGACAACCTGGCAGTGGCTCTTCTTGCTGCCGACCCCATACACGCATGAAACACAACCCCGCAGTCGATCTGAGTGAGATGGAACACGCCCTTGCCGCCGAGCAGGCCGATGCCTACGACCAGGCGACGCAGTCGATGCCCTGGGCTCAGCCTGACCAGTCGCGGCAGCGTGACCTGGATGAGATCGAGTTTGCCGCGCTGCAGCAGCTCCTGGCGAAGCGCGCCGGCATGGTAGGCTGAAAGTAGATGCCACCCGTCACCAAGAAGCCGGCAGCCACCAAGAAGAAGCCGAACCGTGTCGAGGTCATGCAGGCCGTCGACAAGATGCCCACGCGACAGGCCGGCGGGCAGCCCGGGATGCAACCCGGCCAGGGCGGTGCGCCAGGGATGGCGCCCCCGCCGGCCTTCCCTTTCTCAGCGAATCAGCTCGACGGGGCCCCCGCTGGTGTACCCCACCTCCCGGGGATGTTCCTGCGCTCGTTTGCGCCCCCGTCACTCGGGATGGCACCGGGGCAGGGGATGACACCACCTCCGCAACCTGGTGGGCAGGCTCCGCCCATGGCGGCACAGGGGCAGGGTCCGAAGCCTGCCCGTAGCATGCAGAGGGCACCTGGTGCCCGCTAGCACGCAGAAGCAGGCCAGGTTCATGTGGGCGGATCTCGCTCGCGCGAAGGCTGGCAAGAAGACCAAGACCGGGATGAGCGCAGAGAAGATCACAGAGTTCACACACGTCGCGAAGGGTAGTCCGCCCTCTGCGGGGTACAAACATCTCGGCCGGTTCGCCACAGGCAAGCCGCGCCGCGAAGCAACAAGCTTTCAGTAGGAGACAAGCATGGGAACCGTGTACGACAACGTCGATAGCTGGGCCTGGCTGCCGAAGTCCCTCCAGAACCAGTTCGTCAAGGACGGGCACAACCGGTATGCGATGGCGAAGAAGGGTGGACCGAAGAGTGGGAAGGTCAAGGCTGCTCGTGCGTTCACCAAAGCTGCCGTGAAGTCGGCGAAGGCTACTGGTGGAGACGTGAAGGCCGTACGCGCCGCTGGAAAGGCAGGCATCAAGGCCACCGTGCAGGCACAGCGCAGTGCGCGCTTTCACAAGGCGAACGATGAGGTGGCGATGACGAAAGAGTCGCCGGGCATCAAGTCACCGAAGCCTAAACCGCGCGGCGCCCTCGTGGGGTACAAGTGATGAGCCTTGATCTGAGCCACAAGTCGAATGCCCCGCAGCCGGGGCCAGCGTCGCACAACAGCGTGAAGCCGTCGCGCGACTGGAAGAAGAGCGGCGGGAACTCTGGTGGGGATCGCACAGGCGACCTCCCGCAGGAGACCTGCCCGTACCCGCACGTGAAGTCGCAGCTCGGCTACACCAAGGTGGGCGACAGCCCAGTTCGTGGGAACCAAGGCTATCGCGGCATCGACGCGGACAAGTACGATGGACAGCCATGAGCCTGAAGGTCACGATCGAGGCTGAGACGACCGAAGAGCTGATCGACTTCATGAAGATGCTGTCGGATCAGACGGAACTGGCTGATCCATTCGAGTACGAGAACGTCGAGGAGGATGAGGATGAGGATGAGGATGATGCCGATGACGAATAGCTGGAGCTACCAGTACTGGCCTGGCACGCCGAACCAATACTGGCAGTACCGACACCGCTGCCCGATGCGCTGGACGTACTGTCCTGACTGCGGGCAGCGCATCCCGGCGCAGTCGTGGCCGCCGTCCGCCCCAGCTCCGATCTGGATGGTTGACCCGACCGGCACACAGGCACCGGCGGGGTACAACGCAGCGGGGCACGCAGCCGCGAGTGTCTGATAGCGGGGGGAGGGGTTGTGGGTGGAATCGTAGACCTTCAAGGGCGAGCGGTCGCTGACCTCCGGGTCAAGGGCTCGTCCCTGGTGAAGGGGCAACAGTGGCTCGACTACCTCGACCACTACGCGCAGACGTTCAGCGAGTCGGAGCCGTGGGTTCGGTTCCTCCTGAACGCCACAGTGAGTTGCCACCAGAGCTTCATGGTGATGTCGCGAAGGCTGCGAAAGAACCGCGCCTTCGCCGGAGGGGAGACGATGGCGGAGAAGACGCTGACAGTGAGCGATGATGCAGCGATGCGTCTGGCGTGGTTTGAACGACACTCAGAGGAGATCGACCAGCGCGTCGTCCCGGACTGGGCCAAGTTCCAGTTCGCAGCGCTGGAGGGCTGCCTGCGCATGCAGGTACGTCTAGCCGGCGAGGTTGACCAGATCATGCGGAAGGGCCATCTCCTCCTCGCCGTGGACCGCCAGGGAACCCTGGTGGAGACCAAGAGTGAAGAGAACCCAGACTGCGCAGGAGCGGAACATGAGTGAAGAGCTGATCGGTGCCATCAAGCAGGGGCGTGAAGCGAGACTCGTCCTGCAGCTCGCCAGCGAGATGATCGAGCAGAATTACGAGCAGCTCGTGAACAACGCCATCGCAGCGTATCGTGGGGGACACCTCACCGCGGAACGCGCCCTGGTGTTCGTCGGCAAGTTGGACGCGATCATCGGCTTCCGTGAGGAACTGGAGTCGCGTGTGGAGGTGGGAGAGGCCGCTGCGGTGGCTCTGAACCAGGTTCGTAACGAGCCTGTGGTACCATGAAAGTAGAGTTCAATGCCTGACGAGAAGATCATCGTAGGAGGTCCTGGCGACGTGACGCCGCCTGTGACCACACCGCCGGTAGCCGCACCAGTAGCGACGACCGCCAAGGTGTCCATCGGAGGAGTTGAATACGAGGTGTCCGCGCAGCTGGCCGACAGCCTGCGCCGCGACCGCGATCGGGTTGCCGGCGAGTTTGGTTCTCGCGTGCAGGCGTACGAGCGCAGGATCGGGGCGTTGGAGGCCGCAGGTGAGCCGGAACCAGAGCAGTCGAGTGGGCTCCGCCCGCCCGACCCTCGTGACATGCAGTTCGACCCGGAGAAGTTTGCCCGGGACAACCTGGCGTACACGAATGCCCTGGTGGCTTCGTCGGTCCAGGCTGTCGAAGAGCGGCGTGCCAACGAACGAGAGGCCGAGCAGCGACAGCTCGCGAAGAACCGTGCATGGGCCACTCATGTCGACCAGTTCTACCAGGACCACCCAGAGTTCAAGGGCGATGAGGACATCGTCGACACTGTCTGGCAGCGCAACTTCGCGCGACTCGGCCAGATGGACCTGCAGGATGGATTTTCCGAGCTGGCCAAACTCTCCGCCGCCCGTATCGTGGCCGTCGCAGAGAAGGGTAGGGCACTGAACAAGCCCGTCCACCTCGAAACGTCCCGCGGCTCTCGGCGCACGACGCCGAACGCCAGAGAGACAGAAGATCAGGGACCGAACATTCGCGGGATCAGCGACGCCATCAGGGCGAAGCAGGCCCGCTTCAAGATGCCGTACGCCAAGGCGGCGGTAGCATAGGAGAAACTGACCGATGGCTTTCACGTGGACTTTTGACGCGCCCCTTGGCGTGTACAAGCAGCACGCACTCAGCAAACACCTCTACCTTGCAACCGTCGAGGACTCTCACTTCGTGGAGTTCGCCCGCCCGGTGGACGGCTTCGGCAAGAAGAAGGGTGAGAACGTCACCCTGGTGCGCGTTGCCACCATCACGGAACCCTCCAGTGGGGTGATCGCAGAGTCGAGCAAGATTCCTGAAGACATCTTCTCGCTCAGCACGGTGAGCATCACCGTCAACGAGTACGGCAGAGCAGTGCCCTTCACCTCCCTGGCGGAGGATTTGAGCGAGTTCGACATCGAGAACCCGATTCAGATGCGGTTGAAGGAGCAGCAGAAGCTGGTCCTGGATACCGCCTGTGCAACAGCGTTCAAGACCTGCAAGGTCAAGTACGCTCCGACCAGCTCAACCGCTGGGACCTTCGATACCGACGGTACCCAGAGCACGACGGCGCTCGCCAACCTCAACGTCTTCCACGTCGAGGTGCTCGCGGACCGACTGTGGGACGACTACCGGGTCCCGCGGTGGAGTGGAGACGATTACGTCGCCATCTGCCGCACCCTGGCGCTGCGTGGCATCAAGCGTGACCCGCAGTGGGAATCCTGGAAAATCTACACCACGCCAGAGGCGAAGGCCACTGGTGAGGTGGGCAAGATCGAAGGGGTTCGGTTCGTGCAGACCAACCATAACAGCGCACTCGGCAAGGTCGGCACGGGCAGCGTGCTCGGCGAGTGCATCTTCTTCGGCCAGGACGCCGTCGCCCTCGCCGAAGTGCAGAGCCCTGAGTTGCGAGCCGCCATCCCGACTGACTTCGGCCGTAGTAAGTCTGTCGCATGGTACGGCATTCTGGAGTTCGGACTGATCTGGGACACGGCCAACGCGGGCGAGGCCAAGGTCATCCACGTAGGTAGCGCGTAAGAGAAACTGGGGTGCCGGCAGAACCGGCACCCTTTCACCTCCGGGCAGAACCCGGAGCCCGACGACAAGGACACAAACGACATGTATACCGATCCAGTCACAGTGGTCACCTGGTACGGCACTGGCGCGACCCTCGCCGTCGAGGTGGAGGCCACGGCCGACATCCTCTTCCATGGTGGACGGCTTGCCGACGCCGGCACTGCCAGCACGGCACTCCTGGACTCTGAGACCTTCCCGAACGGCGGGAGTGTCGAGGCGTTCGGCGTCATCATCACCGAAGCAATCACCAATACCAACGCGACGCTCTGCGTGTTGGACCTGAAACAGGTCGACCCCTTCGGTTCAACGGCCACCGTCGTGTGCCGCATGAGCATTCCGAACTCTGACCAGTTCACAGTGGGCAACACCGTCAACACGTTCGATGCGACCACCGGCATCGTCGGGTCGAACGTGCGTCCCACGGGCGTCACCGCCACCGTCGCGAAGCAGGCCGGGTCGCGCATCATCCACCCGGGTTTCCAGACATGGGAAGAGGTTGCTGGGGACGCCTTCGGACCCGGCATCAAGGTCCTTCCGTTCAAGCTCAACCCTGGGGCCCGCATCTACGCTGAGGTGACGACCGCTGGTGGTGCTGCAGGCGGAGCCTTCAACGTCTTCGCCATCGTGCGCCACAACAGTTCGATCTTCCCGACGCAGACGAGCCTCGGAGGCACGGCCACTCAGTCGTCGGTCACTTTGGCACGGATCGCATCCTAGTACAACCAAGACGGGCCCGAGGGGCGAGTCGTGAGGCTCGCCCCTTGCACCCCGCAAGCAAAGGAGTCTCGCTGACATGGCTGATTTCGCAGTCACTGATCCCACCTTCACCGTCATCAAGTCTCGTCGGCTCGGCGGGACGCGCAACTACAAGGAGGTCTACGGGACGATCCTCTTGAGCACCACCCCGACGTACGCCGCAGGCGGGGTGCCAATCTCTGGTGTCACCAACAGCTCGACTGGAGCCGTAGTCGCTGGCAACGCCCTGGCGTGTCCTGGCCTTGGCTTCCCGAACGAGCTGGTTTCCCTGACGGTACTTGCCAACGGACTGGCTGCCAGCCTCGACGATGCGAGCATCGTACTCTTCGACTCTGGGGCGCAGGCGGACGGCACGGCTGTCACTGGCCCACACAAGCTCCGCATCATGAAGACGGCCCTCCCGGCCGGCACGGCGGCGGCCAACACGGTCGCTTCGCTCACGGCAGCTGCGCAGACCTTCACAGGCAATGCGCTTGCTGCGCACCGTCACACGCTCTTCATCGATGACAGCGGAGCATCGGATGCACAGGGCACACGCGTCAACGCCACCTCGAACTCCCTCTTCCAGGAGACCGCCGACATCTCAGTGGCCGGAGTCGCCGACACCACTGGTGCTGGGGGCATCATCGATGTGACCGGGGGCACCCCGGCGGGCACCAACGGCACATCCTCTGTCACTGGAACACTGTCCGCAGGGGCCTTCACGGGGACCGCCAGTGTGGATCGCAAGCTGATCGAGCACACCGCTGGTGTGCTCTCCGAAGCACTCACCATCTACGTGGTCGCTACCGGGTGGTAGTGGGCTGATGGCAAACCTTGCAGTCACAGACCTGACCTTCACGGTCGTCAAGTCCAAGCAGCAGGGCGGGACGCGACCGTACCGTGAAGTGTACGGAACCATCCTCATCCCAACCTCGTCTGACTACGCCGCTGGTGGCGTCCCGATCAGCGGTATCACCAGCGGAACGACGGGCGCTGTCGTCGCAGCCACGGCACTCGCGTGTCCTGGCCTCGGGTTCCCGAACGAGCTGGTGCATCTCACGGTCGTATCGAACGGCCTGGCGGCCAGCCGCGATGATGCCAGTATCGTGCTCTTCGACAGTGGCGTCAAGGCAGACGGGACGGCGCCCACGGCCGCACACAAGCTTCGGATCATGAAGTCGGCGCTGGACGCGGGGAGCCTCGCAGCGAACACGGTGGACACGCTCACCGCAGCTGCACAGACGTTCACTGGGTCTGCGCTGGCGGCACACCGACACACCTTGTTCGTCGACGACAGTGGGGCCCTGGACGCTACGGCCACACGGCTCAACGCCACCGCGAACTCGCTCTTCTTCGACTCTACTGCCGCAGCGGACATCAGCGTAGCGGGGGTCGCGGATGTCAATGGAGCTGGCGGCATCGTCGATGTCACGGCAGGCACACCAGCGGGGACGAACTCGACTTCAGCCGTCACAGGAACGCTGACCACTGGTGCCTTCACTGGCACAGCCAGTGCCGACCGGAAACTGATCGAGCACACCGCTGGTGCGCTCAACGAAGCTCTCACCGTCTACGTGTTCGCAGTGGGCTGGTAGCCCAAGGAGGAGGAAGAGGATGTTCAACGTGCACGAGTACACCATCGACCGCGCCAAGGGGGTGGCCAAGATCGGAAAGACCAACCCCGCCCGCACGTACGTCAAGGGGGAGAAGGACGCTGACGGCGTCATGCAGGTCAAGTACACCACCGTCCAGCTGAAGGATGGCGAGCTGTACTACTGGGACGAGGGCGGCATGCCGGCTGACCGCACGCTGATCGACCAGTACATTCTGAAAGACCTCGCGAAGTCCCCGCTGCGTGTCGGCATCGAGAAAGTCGAGCAGACCATCAAGTTCTGCCCGTACTGCCCACCGCCGGACAATGCCATGGGTTCCAACGCATTCGAGGGCCATCTCTTGGAACACCTCGTGACGGCTGGCGTGCAGCCTGTCAAGCCGACACAGCCCGAGCCCAAGGCGAAGGCGAAGAAGGCAGCGTAGCTCATGCCGAGCACGGCACAAGGGCTGATCGCCAGCTCTCGCGTCGTTCGCCCGGAATACCTCAGTGCGCATCCGTCGGCGCGCCGGTATCAGACCTCGCTCGTCTCTGGGGCGACGATCAACCTGCTCGCGAATGACCCGGTCTTTTCATTCCGCACTGGGTCGACCGCTGGTACGGTGTACGTCATCCATCGGGTGCAGTGCAGCCTCCACAACATTCTCGCATTCGCGAGTGCCGAGCTGAATCGAATCGAGCTGGTCGTCGCACGATCCTTCACGGCGTCTGATAGTGGCGGGACAGCCGCAACACTGACCGGCAACCATGGAAAGTTGCGAACCGATGACGCGACGACCACGATCAGTGACTTCCGTATCGCCGACACTGCCGTCTTGACGGCTGGCACGAGAACGCTCGATAGCCAGTCGATCGGGATGTCCTCCTTCCTGAATAGCACCACCGCGCGATCGGTTCTCCTCGGAAACGCGGGCCTGGTGAATGCAGCCTCTACGGGCAACAACGGACCACCGCTGGTTCTTGGCATCAACGAGGGGTTCATCATCAGACCAGCTGTCAGCTATCCGGCTACCGGTACGATCGTGTGCTCGATCAGCGTGACGTGGTTTGAACTGTCGGAGTGGTAGATGGCGTCAACCGGACAGTTCTTGAACACGCCAGAACGCCAGCCGAGTGGCAGTTTCGTTGTCGTGCCGGCAGACGCCGCTGCCTACCAGCTCTGCGTGACTGGTGGGCTCAGCACGGGCCTATCGGCTGGGGATACTCTCTACTCCTTCCGTACCGGGAGTGGGTCGGGCGTGTGGGTCATCCTTGCCGTTCGCTTTTCCATCACGCAGGTACTTGCGTTCTCGGCAACAAAGATTCAGCCCACCGAGTTGTGGGCCGCACGCGCGTTCACGGCTTCTGACAGCGGAGGACTCGCCGCCACCATCACAGGGAACAACGGAAAAGTCAGAACCGACGACCCAACGACGACTATCGCCGATCTGCGAATCTGCGACACTGCAGGGCTGACGGTCGGCACACGAACACTGGATGCACAGCTCGTACATTCCACGATCCTCCAAGCGACGACTGGTGTCAACATCAGCATCATCAATGTCACAGCCTCTAAAGGCACAGGGGACACCCCCTTGGTGCTGGCTGCCAACGAGGGGTTTGTCTTGCGCGCAGGAGTCGGCTACGAGACGACGGGGAACTGGCGCTATCGTGTGATGACCACGTGGTACGAGATGCCGAGCTGGTAGGACGATGCCATCGACTGCACCATCACTCGGCATGCCAGCACGGATCACGCATCCCGTGTTTTTAGTGCCACCGCCAGAGGCGAGCATCTACTCTGTGGGTGTGACTGGTGGTCTCAGCACGGGCCTGTCTGCCAACGACACCATCTTCTCCTGTCGTACCGGAACTGGAGCCGGGCTGTGGGTCATCCAGAGCGTTCGTATTGGGATCTCACAGGTCCTCGCCTTCGGCGCTGCAGGGCTCAATCTGACCGAACTCTATGTGGCGCGATCCTTCACTGCGAGTGACACCGGCGGCATCGCTGCCACCCTGACAGGGAACAACGGAAAAGTCAGAACCGACGACCCGACCACCACCATGGTGGACATGCGCGTATGCGACACTGCGACGCTCACGCCAGGAACCCGCACACTTGACGCACACGCCATTGCGAGCACGATCTTCGGACACACCACAACAGTGCAGTCGCAGATCACCGCGAGTTTTCAGTTTAAGGTGGCGGACGCGCTCAATCCACCAATCATCCTTGCAGCCAACGAAGGGCTCGTGCTGCGATGTACGGCAGCGTACGCCGCCACAGGAAACTGGAGGTGGCGTGTGAATGTTGCGTGGTACGAGATTCCGCTGTGGTAGAACGGAAGTAGGGGGAGCACATGGCATCAAACGCACCAACGATCCTCGCCCGGCAGACCGGCGGCCGGTTCATGACGTTCCATCCCGACGCGAACATCTACGAGGCGGTCATCACGGGTGGGACAACTGGAACAACCGCAGAAGCCGTATTCACATTCGTAGACGCTGACGTCAACACAGGAACTGACGCCGTCGCTGAGACCGCGCATGGGTACGCCTCAGGGGATGGACCCGTGCGTTTGTCCACGACGGGTACACTGCCAGCTGGACTGTCCACCACAACGACCTACTACATCATCCGAGTCGACGCCGACAACATCAAGTTCGCAACGACACTCGCCCTCGCGCTCGCAGGAACTGCAGTCAACATCACGGCCGCGGCTGGAGGGGGCACGCACACGGTCAATGCGTACGTAGGATTCGGGTCGTTCATCTTCCAAGACGCCGACGTGAACACGGGAACCGACGCGATCACGGCAACTGCGCATGGGCTCGGAACTGGCGATGGGCCATGCCGGCTCACGAGTGGCGTCACACTCCCCGCAGGATTATCACTCGCCACCGACTACTGGATCATCAAGGTCGATGCCAACACGGTGAAACTGGCGTCCTCGATTGTCAATGCGTACGCGAACACGGCCGTAGACATCACTGCTGCCGCGAGCACTGGGAACCACATCCTGTCCTACCCGGCCACGATCCTGAGCTTTCGAGCCGCTTCTACTGGGCTCACAGTCGTGCAGTTCGTCAAGATGTACGCGCAACAGCCCACAGGGTTTGGCTTCGGTCGACACATGATCTACGAGTTGTACCCGGCACGCGCCTTCACCGCAAGCGACACGACCGGCACGGCCGCGACCTTGACCGGGAACAACCAGAAGAGCCGGACAGCAGACGCAACGAGTGGGCTCGTTGACCTCCGCATCTGTGGGACGACGCCGATTGCAGCTGGGACACGCACCCTCGATACGCAGTACATCACCATGACGGGGGGAGCATTCAGCACCAACGCGAACTCTAGCATCATCGTCGGGAATGGCATCCCATCCGCGGGAGATCCGCAGCTCGTGTTCGAGCCCAACGAAGGGTTTGTGATCCAGCTGTCCAATCAGACCCCCTACTTTGGTGTGGGCACCGTGATCTACTCGTTCGACGTGTGCTGGATGGAAATCCCAGAGTGGTAGATGGCAGCAAACGCATTCACGACTGCGGGTGACCTGCGCCTCGACGCCCTCTGGATGGCCGGAGAGCCAGCTGGCTCCACTGGTGCGTTCTTCGAACGAGCGCTCGACCTGATCAACGTCGTCTACACCTCTCTCCTTGCTGGTGGTGCCCTCGGCGCCATCACGATCCCGAAGGTTGACTGGTGGTGGGCGAGGAGCGCTCGCCCTGGGCAGATCACGATCCTCGACGCGTTCAACGACGACTCCGCCATCACGGCCACCTTCACGCTCGACTCAACCACCGTCACGTACAGCTCCATGACGACGGGCCTGAGCATCGATGAGTACCGTCTGGTGGTGTCCAGTGGCTCTGCTGACCAGTTGCCGTACGTGACGGCACACACGGCCTCAGCGACCACGTCAACGATCTCCCTGGCGTGGAAGAAGGCGACGCTTGCCACCACAGCGTTCGTCGGGATGAAGTCGAACTACGACCTCCCTACGGACTGGTATAAGTTCTCCAGCTCGATTCGGATGACACGGACGCCGTATGAAATCCCGATCGTCGACATCCGCGACCTGGAGAAAGCGTATCCGCGTCATCGACTGTGGCTGGGAGCACCAGAAGCGTGTGCAGTTCAGGCTGCCACCAGTGCAGCTGGATACACCATCCCCCAGCTGCACTTCTCCCACGTCCCGACCGACGGGCCGATCGTCGTCGAATTCGAGTACCTCTTCAAGCCAACCGTGCTGACGACATCCTTGGAGCCGACGATCCCGCTGCAGCACCGCCGGGTGCTCGCGCTGGGAGCGGCCTACCTCATGCTCATCGACAAGAACGACGCCCGCCAGGCACAGGTCGGCGGGATGTTCCGCGACGCATGGGATGCGATGGCGATGGATGAGGTACAGCTCGGAGCGAACAACGACCAGTATGGGCGCTTGATCGTCTTCCCTGGCAGTAGCACGTACGCGCAACCGCTGCGCACCGCCTCCGGTCAGATCATCGGGTAGAGCGCATGCCCCGCAAGGATGACACGGGGTATCAGGGGCGGGTGGTATGGCTGCCTCTCGGCGACCGCGGCCTAGAGCCGAATCCGAACCCAGCGCGTATCCCCTCCTCAGCCCTCATCGCTGCCGAGAGCGTCGTCTTCTCGCAGGACTCGATCCGCAAGCTCGGGGGCACGACCAAGCTCAGCGCGTACAGCGGCTCGATCACCACCGTGGGAATGGCCGACTGGTGGCCCTCCTCTGGCTCACAGAAATGGGTGCGTGTCGGCACCGACGGCAACGCGTACCTGCAGTCGAGTCCAGCGGTCGCAACCGCAGCAGCACAGAACGGCAGTTCCTCCGCGCTCGGTGTGAGCGCCCTCACGACGGCCTTCCTGGTGGCAGCCGGCGATGAAGCGACCTCGCTCACAGACGCCATCCAGTACCGGAAGCTCTTCATCTTCACTGGGCGGGCCCCACTGCGGTACTACGATGGCGAGTCGCCAGTCACAACGACCATCGCGTCGCCTGCTGAAGACTGGAGTGGGGGCAACCAGCCAGTCGGAGGATGCCTCCACAATGGCCGGCTGTGGGCGTGGGGGCCAAGCAACCG